TCTTTAATTACTATAAGATGGACAACGTTAGACCAATATATATACCAGTCCAACAATCTGGGTCTGGGTCAGGTAAAGCTGCGGCTTTACTGTTAGTTTCAGGAGGTGGATTATTGGTACTCTTACTTTTTATCGTCGTCATATTGTTACTCGTTTATAGACAGCGTCAAAAAGGCGCTCTCCAAAAGACTGCCGATGCGAGGATACATAAGAGAATACCCGAAGTGACAGCTGAACAAGTTGAAGACCGGGTACGCATTGCAGCCGAAGAGACGGGTCATGACCCAGATGTATTAGAAGCGGAATTGAAAGAGCAAGTGGAAGAGCAAGCTGCGAAAAGCTGTATGGTGAATCCAATCGGAAATGGACAATGTAGTCCAAATTACACATTAGAGAATGGGTGTTGTTATCCCGATGCGAGTGCCCCACCAAATCCAAATATAGCGAAAATTGAAATGGCTAAATCGCTCGCAATCGCAGTTGGTGGTGGTCTGATCGTTGAAGCGATGTTAGTTGCCGCTGCCACACGAGCTGCCAGGGGTGCGAAGGCTGGTGTTACGGGTGCGAAGGCTGGTCTTGCAGGCGCAAAGGCCGCGAAGGCTGCTATTACTAGTGCGAAGCTAGCGACTGCGGGTGTGAAGGGTGGTGTTGTAGCTGCAAAGGCTGGTGCTTCCGTAGGTAAAGCTAGTGTGGCCGCTAGAGGTGGTCCCATTGGTATAGCAGTTGCGGTCGCTATGTTAATATTTGACGCGATATCCATAGCACTCGATTTAACCGATCAAGGTGGGTATGATTCACAAACAACCAATAGCACCCTAGACAAAATTAAACGTATAATAGATTATGAAACTCAAAAAGCTCTAGAAAAAGAAGGTATCGAGTATCCATTACTTTTCCCATTAGCCGTCGCATATCCCGAAGATTTTGCAGTTGCGATGGAGTATGCAATGACACAAGTAAATGATAAACATATGTTAGAAGAACTTCTAAAAGATGATGCACTTCTCAATATAGTTGCCGATTTTACCGAGGAGGCGGAGGTGGATCCAAATACTGAAATGCCCGAGGAGTTTGTAACTTTTTTATCCGGACTTTCCATGCGTTTCCACCTGGAACGTGATACATTTATATTCCAAAAACTTCAAGAAATCTTGGGTCCTAAGAGCTACATGATAGAGTTATACGAAGGTATGAGCACACCCGATCGTATCGCGGTCACGTTATCTCAACGGGGTGTCCAAGAATGGAACGATCAATCTAAAGAAACCTGGTTCGCGAACAACGATCTCTTCAAGCAACCGGATCCTCTACCAGCTGGTGATGATCCTATGGCAGCTTTATACACTGATACCTATTACGTATATGAGTCCGGACCGTCAGATAATCCAACGATGGTTCCAAAAACACTCCCCTATAAAGTTGCCATCGCTGGCTTCTATGGTGGTCTCATATCCTTCTGTGAAAAGTCGAGAAAAATTAAATCAACTTCACCGACAATAGATCCACGAAAATTGGGTGTCGAATACCAATACGATACAGGTGTGTGCAAACTTACACGAGAATATTGCAGTCGCTACGGTCTTGAATTTAAAGGTGGTGATTGTCACTTGAGACCTGGTCAAGGTGTGGCCGAACTGATTTTTGGTCAAGTCGTAACACGAGAATTGATTAGAGCCTTCACCTCACCCCCCTCATACGCTAAGAAATCCAAGGGTCCCGCCACGGTAGGTGATTGCCCATCGGGTATGCGTGACGACGGGATTAACTGCTGGCTCGACCCAGTGTACAGGGGTGTTGGTAAAATACCAGGTATATGCCGTGCGAGTGAGCCGAAAAAAATAGGTCTTAGGTGTTATGAAGATTGTCCAGATGGGTACGAACCAAACGCAGCCGTACCAACCCTATGCGAACCAAAATGTGGTCAGGGATCTAATGCCAATTATCCACTCAAACGGGGTTTGATTTGTTACAAAGATTGTAGAGACAAGGGGGGTGGCTGGTTCAATGGATCTCTTTTGGAATGTGCGGGGTGTAACGGTGGGTGGAAGAGTGATGGGTTTTTAGGGTGTAAAAAGAAGGGTGGATGGAAACCCGCGTGGCCATATAGGGAAAGTCGTGGTTCAAGGGGTATCGGTCTCGCGAAAGAAAGAAAGCACCATTCACTCAAATGTGGAGATGATCAGGTTGAACAGGCTGGTTTGTGCTACGATAAATGCTCAAACAAGGGAGACCAAGGCCAATACAAATACAATGGTGTTCTCGATTGGTGCCAACCCGAGGGTGCGGCTGGCATCAAGAAGGGTCTCGATGATCGATGGGAGTGCCCCGAGGGGTCTCACAGTATAGCTGGTATCTGCTATAAAGATTGTAAGTCAGGGGAGCGTGACGATGGTCTATTATGTAACCCACCCTAATTAATTTCTAAGAGTATATAAATTAAGAATGGCAGGGGTTGCTAAAGGTCTTGGTGGTATCGCAGATATTTCAACTACTTTGGCTAAAATGGATTTTTCAGGTTTAGCTAAAGGCGTTCCCGATGTAACAAAATTAGCAAAGATGAACGACCTGGCTAAGATTGACCCCGCCCTTGCCAAGCAATTGGCCGGGCTCACTGATGCACAGAAACTCTCCAAATTTGATGAACTCGCTGATGCAGCCAAATTTTCCGATGATGCTGCAGGAGCGGGTGCAAAAGGACAAAAAGCAACTTTTCTCGCGAAAAATGCGAATACTTTACTCGCTGGTGGTGTCGCCGCGGGTGGTCTCTACTATCTGGACCAACAATACAAGGGGGCTAAGGAAGATGTCAAGGATTGTATGAAGGTGTGTCTCCCAGGTAATTGGGATGATCATGCATATGGCGATTTAGACAAATCCGAGCTTCAATATAAGGAACTCGACGATGCTGGCGACCAACCAGTGTGTTCAGCGGAAATGCCAGATTGTGGGAAATACTGTGGTGACAAGTGTGAAGAAATTCACGAGTATGATGCACCAGGTTCTGATCTTTTGACTGGTTTGGGTGGAGATGCCGGTGAATTGGCAGGTGGTCTGCTCGGTGGTGTCTTCGGTGGTCTTGGTGGAGGTCTGGCCGACGGTCTCGGTGTTGATACGGGTGTATTGAGTGCATCATCAAGTTCATCATCTCTTTGTTGTTGCATAGTCATCATTTTAGCGGCTGTGATGAGTGCTTAAAGATATTTTAATCCTTTATACCAATGATCCTTTCGATCGACGTTGGCATAAGGAACTTAGCTCTTTGTCTCCTCGATGAGGACCACAAGAACCTTGTCACGGAATGGGACGTGGATGGAATTCCACCTCAACATGCAGATGGTGTCTATGTGTCCCTCCGAAATCACCTAGACGAAAGACCTTGGGTACTCACCGCTAAAACTATTCTCATCGAGGAGCAGCCCTCCTTTAATAAGAAAATGGTTTCAGTCATGCACTTCCTTCACGCGTACTTCATCATCAAGTGTCCAGAGGCTGAGACTATCATTTACCACGCCTCCAATAAGATTCCAGATATTTCCGGTCCCGGGAAGGCACAGTACAATAAGAGGAAGAAAGCCTCCATCGAGCGGTGTGAAGCCTTTATCCGTAGTAGTGATGTGAATGCACATTGGGTGGATACCTTCGTAAAGTCCAAGAAGAAGGATGACTTGGCAGATACCGTGATGCAAGCCCTGTCCTTTGTGAATAGAAAAGAGGTCACACCAGCCTCCGCGAAAAAGAAGCAGACTACCAAGAAGTTAGTTGCTCGAAAACCCAATGAGAATCAAAAGATGACAAAGTACTCCAAGTCAAATTTAGCATGGATTTATTTGAACAAAGTGGAATGTGAAGTCCTCGAGAAGAACAAGAGGTTCATGAAGGACCTCAAGAGGTACTATCGGGACATTGAGGAGTTGATTAAAGATTTGAAGTGAGTAAAATATATACAATGAGTCTCACCATCCGTATGTGTGCCGTGAACAAACCCAACTTGGACAAGCTCATCAAGAGTAACAAGCGTCTCAAGTCGGCGTTTCACACTCAGAAACCCCTAAGGAATACCCATCGTATAGCCCTCGATGAATTGGATACATTCTTGGAACTGGTGGATGATGCTATAGATGCCATGGATGAGACACAAAAGAAGTTGAATAAGCTCTATGATTTTTGTGGAGAGGTCCCTTTCGATGACGAGTGTACCTATTAAAGATTTGAACGGATACTCATCCATAATGGAAAATGTTCTCGATCATGGGTTCGTTAGGCTCGTGGATCACATGCCTCAAAAAGATTTGGATTCGTCCATCGTCCAATCAGCGCGTGTATCCTACGGTGACGGTACCAAAACTTCCCGTGGAGACCGTGGTCTCATCCGATATCTCCTACGACACTGGCACACAACCCCATTTGAGATGGTCGAGTTCAAGTTTCATATCAAAATGCCCATCTATATCGCAAGACAGCACATGCGTCACCGCACTGCCAGTATAAATGAACTCTCTGCGAGGTACTCAGTGGTGCCTAAGGAGTACTACGAACCCGATACCCTCCGTGGACAATCTGAAGTGAATCACCAGGGGTCGGAGGGTGTCGTGGACATTGGTGATACCCTAAATAATAAGGTATCTGGACACTTGAATGATGCATTCCTTGTCTATGACGAGCTTCTAGATAAGGGGTGTTGCCGAGAACAGGCTCGTGGTACCCTCCCACAATCCACATACACAGAATTTTACTGGAAAATTAACCTTCATAACCTCCTCCACTACCTTCACCTCCGTATGGATGCCCACGCGCAACAGGAAATACGGGACTATGCGACAGCCATCTTCAACCTCGTGAAGCCCTTGGTCCCAATCACGATGGAAGCATTCATGGACTTTAGGGTCAATGCCATGCAGTTGACTGGACCAGAGATTGAAGCCATCGCCACGGGAAAGGAGATTGAATCCCCGGGGGAGAGGCGTGAGTTTCAGGAAAAATTAAAGCGCTTAAATTTAAATATCGATACAAAGTAAATGCTTGCCATTACAAACACTTTCACCGTATTCGCTGCCGACAAAGGATTCAAGAAGTTGAGTAAGAAGATCCAAAGGGAACGTGACACTGACGTGGACAAGATCAAAGAGAAGTTCTCTGATGTTTTCCGTGATGAACAG